GAAGTTGAGTTAGAAGGCTTTAGTTTGATTGTCAAAACAATGATTAAATCGCAGGAGGACGGCCCGCGTGCGGGTCAGCGAACATCAGGGTCAAGGTGCTCGAGCTCAAACAGCCGCTCCACGGCTGCGTGTCGGCACAGCCGGGCACGGTCGGCACGGGGCAGCTCGTAATCGAAGGCTGTCAACGGGAGTCCGTATTTCCAGGCCATTCCGTAGGCCCAGTGGACACGTCTGTGCTCCCTGGAGAGCGTTTCCATGAAATATTCGCTCTTCAGTGTCCCGTACATCCTAGCCGTTTTGGTGGGCCAGGCGCGTTTATGTGCAGCCAGAAACTTCTCCATGAAATGCAGCCCGCGAAACCCAACGCGGATTGCATCCACGGTTGCGTGCACGTCTTGGGCGGTGTGTTTACTCACAGCGTGCACGCTGTAGAACAGCTTGGTCAGCATGTTTGACAGCTTGGGAACGAACTGATATGCACCGTCATAGGTTGGCCAAACGGACATGGAGGTATACTCGCACTTCAACGGATCATCAAAAACATTGCGTACCGGGGTAATACCCATCGATGATTCGCCGACTTTCATGGCGTGATTCAACAAGAATCTATCGATTGGGGTAGCGTAGTTGTACACACCCAGGTAGTCATCTCCGAGAAAAAACCCACAAACGCGGCGTGGCCGCAAATGTCTTGGGAGTGCGAGTATAACCGTGACACAAATGGCCATGGAAATGATAGTATTGCCAACAGACGTATTCCAGTCGCCACTGAGACGTTTCCAGCACGTCACATACTTGATGATGGCGTCAATGGTCCTGATCGTCCCCTCAGTCAGGGCGCTCCTCTTGAGATGGTTGGCTGCTATCTGTTCGTTGAAACAGGCATACACGGCGGCCTCGAACTCCATGTGCTCTCTCTGCATGGTCGAGTCCCAATTCTTGCCATCCCGTTCATCATAATACTTCACACCAGGCCTGGCCACTTCCGCGCTGAACAGATCACTTATCTGGTCAGCATTCAGCCGGCTTGTGTAGTGTAATTCAAAGTCGACGCCGTCTACGCTGTAGACAAATTCCTGAAAGGCGTTCGAAATGGCTTTGTATTCGTCGGGATGTAGATATGCCGTGCGATCGTTCTTGTTCCCTTGGATAAGCCGGGCCTTGCTCGGCATCTTCGGGCTGACCTCACGCTTGACGAAGCTCTTGGCTTTTTGCAACTCCACGTGGTCGTACTTGACCGATTCCGAAATGTTGTGGAGGTGCCACAATGCCTGAGCCCTGCCCTGACGTTGCGGTTGGACGCTGGCTCTTGGTTGGCTGTGCCTTGAGGGCATAGCTGGTTGACTTATACAAGCCTTGGGCCAGTGGCACCGCGACGCGCATG